TTGATGTAGTTGCCGACCCTGGCTCGACGCCGCTGCGCCGCTTCAACCCGAGCCTCGATGCGTGGACCGAATGTCGGATGCGCGTACAGTTCCGCTTGCGCCATCTTCGTGAACTGCGAATACACCTCTCGGATGTTGTTCTGCTGGACATCCTTCGGGTCGTCGTAGAAGCCAGGAGACTTTGCTTTTTCAACGATGGCTTTCTGAATGTTCAGCGCCTCCGGCTTGCCATTGCGATCTACAATGATCGACACAAGCCCGAGCTGCTTCATCAAGTAATCGTATTCGTCCACCTCGAGCTTGACGTTGACGCCGCGGACCGTTACATCCATGCCTGGCTTCTGAATCGACATGCCCAGCTGGATCATAATCTTGTCGGCCAGCCGCTGCTTGGTGGCGCTGTAGCGAATGCCGCTCATCCCGGCCAGCCAGGGATTCGCTGGATCAATGTCGGTGATGATCTCGCCGAGATAGTCGCGCTGCGCTGGCAGCGTCTCACTCAGCACCGGAGTCCGAGAGATAGAGCGATTGAGCGCCTCATAGAATCCTTTGAGGCCAGTCGGGACCAGCGGTGACTCAGCAGTCATGCGCTTGACCGGATCATAGACTCGCTCGATGGTTGCCCTGGCGCTGCTAAAGATTCCGAGCGGCGAACCCTCGACCGCGTAAGACGTTGCGCTGCCAGCGACTTGATTGAGAGCGTTCTTGAATGCCTGCTTCGGATTCGGGATCGTCGCGCTGAATGCGCCAGCAATGCTGCTGACACCCTGCAGGAACGGAGACTGCCCGACATAGCCGTACAGACCCCACACCGCACCGAGCAGCACCTCGCCTGCCAGATCCTGATCGTCCTCATACCGAGCATATTCGACCGCATCTGCGATCATTGCCATCGGCCCCGCAATCGGATCGATCCCGCGGAACGGGACATATAGCTTTCCATCTTTGCTGATGCTGGGGTCAATCCCCATCGTCTTCAGGTACTCGACGAACTCTCCGTCCCACTCCTCTTTTTGGAAGACGAACGAATACGGTCGCCATCCGCTGTCGAGATATACGCGCCGCAGGTTCTGATCGCCTGGCCCGCCGCCGGTCATGCGACCGTCAGCGACAAGCGAGCCAGCGCCCATCATGATCATCGTCCCCATGCCCCACTTCGCCATTGCCAGCTCGCGCTTTGCGCCGCCTGCAGCGAAGTCCTGTCGCCATTGCTTCGACATCGGAGCGAATGCCGAATGCTGCATCCCCTCAGAAACCACCCATACCGGAGTCTTGACGAACGGGAGGGTGATGCGACCGAGCAGGTTGTCCTGCGCCAACTCTTGGACCTTCGCTGCGTTGCCGGTCAACTGCCGCGAAAACGTGACCATGTGGCCAAAGTCCTTCGCCAGCTCGTCGATCTCAGCAGGAGGATCAGAGATCATCTCTGCCATCTTCTGCAGGCCCAGCATCTCTGCCTGATCCCGCGGCACTCCGGCATCCTCGGCGCTGCGAATCACTTGCCGCTGCGTCCGGTACGCTTGGGCATATAGCTCTGCACGGTAGGCCATCGTCTTGAACAACTCGTCCATCGCCATGATCGGGCGACCGCCGAGCAGCGTCACGAAGTTGGCGTAAGCGTTGATGCCCTTAACCAGACCCTCAGTTTCGATGCCGTAGTTCCGAGCATCGAAGATGTGATACTGGCCTTCGAGCTTCTGGCCCGCATCCGACAACACGCCAGCGCCCTCGCGCATCTCGCGGGTCGTCCCGGTTCGCAGCGCGGTGCCAGCCAGCGACATCCCCTCGCGGAATGAATGGATCATCCCGGCGACCAGCGCACCAGCTTCACCCAGCTCGACCTCGCCCTGCATTCCGACCGAGCGCTTCGCCGTTCCAATCGCCCCAGCAAGCGCCCTCGTTGCGACCGTGCTGGCCAAGAAGGTCGTCGAACTGGTGAGGTTCACGACATGCGTTCCGATGCCTGATAGCAGACCGTTCTTCCAGGTGCGATCCCACAGGTCAGCGATCAGCCCGACCTTGCCGACCTTGTTGATCAGCCCTTCCTGCGCCGCCTCGGTTTCCAGCTGCACAAACTTCTCGACGAACACCTTCAGGTTCTGCGAGACATTCGGATCAGCCAGCATCTGCTGGATCTCGGCGCTATTGGGTGCCGGAATCTTCACATCGCCGATCTGGTCGAGGAACCCAGCCGCCCGCGCCTCGGTCAGTTGAATGCGCCCCGCTGCGGTGGCCTGCGCTGCCCGCGTTCGCGCAGACAGATACGCATCGTTGACCGCGTTCTGCAGGTTGAGCTTGTAGAGCAGCTGCGCCTGCAGGTCCACATCGTCAGGGTTCAGGTACGCTCGCCGCGCCAGGCTGTAGAACTCTCGGGTGTTCTGGTAGCTCGCCAGCCGCAGCCGCACAACATCGACCGGCAGCTCACCGTATTGCTTCTTCAGCGCCTGCAGCTCGCCGATGATGTTGCCATCGACACCCTTCTTGACCGCTTTGCCGACCATCTCCTCGAACGTCATGCGCTCAAGTTCGATGCCGCTGGTTCTGGCCAATGACTCGACCGTCTGCTTGAAGTCAGCAGGACCGTCGATCCGATTGAGGTTCATCAGCGTGTCAGGCGGGGTGCCTGCCGCTGGCATCTCGGTGATCGTGACCTCGATGTTCTCAAGTTGCTTCTGCGCTGCTTGCGGTGGCGCAGCGGTGGTGCCTGGCGGTGTCGGTGTCGGAAGCACATCGGCAGATTCCTGCGCCGCCTTCCTCGCCGCCACGCCTTCCTGATAGACCCTCGCGCCGCCGGTCACCAGTTTACGAAGACCGGCAACCTGCACCACATTGTCGTCAGCGGTGTGCGCTGGCTCGTACTGAGGGATCGGCTCGTCAGGCTCGGCGCTGCTGACGCGCTCCGGCAGAGCGCCATCAGTCTTCGCGCCTTCCGGCAGGATCTCGCTCAGTCGCTCTTCAAGAGGTGCTTGTGAGATTGCCATCATTCCACCTTGAGGATCTTGATCTGATCTTCACCACCAGGGAAGACAACGATATTGCGGGTGCCATCTCCTGCGCCTCGAGAACCTTGGTCAAGGTAGCGAACACCTGGGACGCCTGCTTCGCGCAACCATTGGACAACCGCCGCGTCCTGTAAATCAAACACACCCGCAGGAGTGTAATCCCTCATCTTGGACTCGCTATCAAGGAGAGTCCTTATTTCAAACGCTCTTGGCCCACTAAAAGCACGATTGCCTTCATATGGTATTTCTTGCATCGCTTTCTTCAGCTTTTGAAGAACCTCTTTTTGCTGACCCAATGGCTTGTCGTAGTCCAGCATCTTTCCGATCATTTCGTCGGGAATGTCTACTGTGTAGAAATTACCTTTGGCTTTCGTAGGATTAAGAGCTTCAACAGAATCCGCAATCCCTTTATACATGTTTGCGTACTTTGATTCTCTTATTGCTTTTACTATTGACTCAGGACTGCTACCCATAATCAAATCTCTGACAACTACATTAGCTTTTGAATAGACCGCAGCTTGAAGCTGCCGGTCAAGTTGACCGACATTTTTAAGAATTTCATCAGCAAGATCTTGAGATCTCACCATGCCATTTGTTGTTTCATATTGGTTTGCAGATGTTGAGATTTTATATTGCCCAGCAATTGCTGGGTTTTCAGCAAAGTACAGACCAAACCCATACGATTGCGCTCCTTCGCCTGTGCCGATCTTCTCTGAACGGAACCGACCGAGCGGTGCTCCCTCTTCGGCAGGAAGCCTGTGCGGTGTGCCGTGATATGCCATCAGGTCCATCGTCATGCCGGTGCGCCGCATGTAGCTGTCGAGCATCTCCCCGACTTTCGGCGCAGCGAACTTCGCCCCAGCCGCGGCAGTCTTCGCCGCAGCCTTCGCTCCTGCCACCATTGTCTTGCCGCCGCCGCCCAGCTCGCCAATGAACTCCGGCATCTCTGCCGCTTTGCGTCTGGTTTCGTCTGTCTCGCTCTTAGGCACCACCGGCCCGAGCGTCCGGTCGAGAAAGTCCCGCACATCCTCGGTCGTCGGGAATAGCGTCTTGCCTTCCATGCCGCGCAGGAAAGCATCTACCCGGCCTTCTCCGGCATTTGGCCTGATCGCCGCTGCTATCCCCTTACCGAGGCTGATCAGATCGCCTGGCAAGCCTATGGTGCCTTGTACGCCACCCTTCAGTAGTGCAGCCGGAACGTCCATTGCCATCTTGCCGAACTGCTTGGCTGTAATGTTGGTCGTGTCCTGCGGCAACGTCCCGACCAGCGCCTGCTGCGCCGCATCCTCAAGCGATGTGCCAGGCTCGTCCGGGTACGAAAAGCGCAGGTACTGATCGACGATGCGCTGCTCGAGGTCTGTCATCGTGATGCCCCTTGCAGGATTCGCTGCTGCTGCCGCAGAGCGGTGATGTCATCTTGCCGCAGCCGCGGATAGCGCAGCAGCAGATCATCGAGGTTTGTGGTCGCATCGATCTTCACGGTTTCGGCCAGCTTGTTCTCTTTCACCAAGTCAGCAACGATTGCATTTAGTCTCGTCAGCGCTTGTGTCTTTTGCAGGTCAGCCCGCTCTGTTGTGTTGTAAGCGTCAATCGCTTGCTGCGCCAGATCGCGGAACGGGACAGCCTGGCCCTCGTTCGTTCTGCGGAAGTCTGTGACCAGTTGCTGATAGCGAGCGGTTAAAGCTTCTGCTTTGGCAATCTGCGCTTCGTTTTCTTTCGTGGCGAAGACAGAACGAACATCAGGAACGCCAGCGGTCGCATTGATCAGGCGTTGTGCAGCAGCCGCGTCAGGATTTTCGACTTCCCGCATCCGCTGGTAGAGCCTGTTGATCTGGTCGCCATTCATTCCCGCTCGCGTTGCCTGCGGGAGCAACTCATTCCAACCGCGCACGAACCCGTTGTCGATCTGATACTGAATCGTTGTGAACGTCAGCATGTCGCCGGGTGGCTGAGTCGGGTTCAGCAAGCGCTCGATCTGCTCGGTGGACATCACCCGCAGGTTGACTAGCTGGTCGGCAATCGCAGACTTCACCGACGGGGGAGTATTCGGCCGATGGTATTGTGCGATCAGGTCGCTGGCCTGCAGCTCCCTATTGCGCTTGTCGAGCGCGTCATCCTGATCGAGCTTGGTGATTCTCGCGGAAATCTCAGCCCGGAAGTTCTTGATCACTTCCTCACCCGCCTTCGGGTCTTGCGCCACCATCGACCGCAGCACCTCGTTGAACCGCTCGTCCGGTAGGAACTGGCCATTGCGTATGCCATTGATCACCGCCAGCGAATTCGCTGCAGCAAAGTCGCTGGTCATCAGTTTGCGGGACAGCACACCAACCTGAGCATCGACCGCTTCCTTGCGGATCTTCGCCGCATACTCTCGCTGCATCGTTGCATCGCCCAGCGCAATCGCAGCGCGGTTGATGTTCTGTTCGTGCATCGCAATGAGCTGGGTCGATTGCTCGGGGTTTTGCTCAATTGTGTCCTGCAGCACCCGAGCGACATCGTTGAAGTACACATCGAACTTGATGCGGTTCCGCTCCCGGTCGTTCTTGATCTCCGTATCAAGCGCCTTCCTGACAATTGTGTTGCCCGACGCAGCCATGCTCGCGTTGAACTTCATCGCGGCCTGCGGGTCCAGCTTGGCAAGTGATGCTGTCAGCCCGCTGTTCATCTCGCGCAGCTTCAAGATCACCTGCTCGCTGGTGATGCGACCGGCCTCGATGTCGGGCAGCAACCGTGACATCGTGTTGATGCCCTCGGCCTCGAAGTGACTCGCCAACTGCAGGCTGCGAGCCTTCCTGAAAGCGTCATCGAAGATTCGGCCTGTAGGCTTGGTGATTGCCCCGTCCCTGGCCAGCGCGATCTCTTCGTCGGTGAGCGGGTTCTCGGCTGCGTACCGGAATCCCTCCTGCTCGGCCATCTGACCGGCTTCCCTGAAGAGCGACTCGCTCATGCGCTGGATCAGCTGCGCCATGCGACCCTGCTCCTGCGCCGCAACCTGGAACCCAATCGGCTGCACGGTCGGCATCTGCGCCTGCACCATCGGCACATTGCCTGGCCGAGCAAGTTGCATCTGTCCTGATTCGATTCGCGTTGCCATCATGTCGTCCTGTAAAGCTGCAGCGCCGCGCCAGCCAACTGCACATCAGCCATCAGGCCACCATAGCGCCGGGTCGTCGCCGCTGCTGCCTCGAGGCCACCAGCCTGACGTTGCGCCGCGAACGTGCTGAGATAAGTCTGGAACTCGGTACTCTGCAGCATCGCGGTCGCATCCTCGAATCCGAGAACCTGCGCCGTCAGCGCGTTGAGATCAGCGATGCCGACATCCCGCATCGTTGCCCCGACATTCTCGCCCTGCAGCGCCAGCATCGAACCTTCGCCGAATGCCACACCGTTCGCCGCGGCCCTGGCCCTGATCGCCGCATTGCTGCGCCGCAAGTTCTTCAGCAGCGTGTTGCCAGCGATCTTGTAATTCAGCGCCTCCATCTCTGACCGCAGCAACGTGCGGCCAGCCTGCAGCATCGCGTACTGGTTGGATGTTTCGGCCTTGACCTCGGCAATCGCCAGAGTGTCCCGAGCCTGCGTCAGATAGGCTGTCTGCTGGTTGATCGCCGCAGCCTTGCCCATCTGGTTCGCGGCATAAGCATTCGCAAACGCAGCGCCCGCCACCATCGTCGATGCAGCAGGCATCGCCATGCCACCACCGGCTGCGCTTGGTGATCCTTCAACGATGTCCATGTTACGTCCCTGAGTAGACCGCAACGCGGTAGTCAAGTCCGAGCAGCGTCAGCTTCAGCGGCAGAGTCTGCTGGATCTCGATAGCCTGCTCTCGGCTGTAACCCAGCACTCCGTTGATTCGCTTGATGCCGGTGAACGTCGGGACCGGCAGGTCAAGCAGCGGGTTGTCCAGCAGACGGAATTGAACCGGCTGGTTGTTCATCTGCAGTTCCTGCGAGTCCTTGACGATTGCGCTGATCTCGACGATACGCTTCTTCATCGACAACCTGCTGCCGGTTTGCAGCGCCAGCTCCACCGGCATCGTCTTCGCGTAGATCGTGATCGGCAGTCCGACCTCGTAGCTCGTTGTGCTGGCCCGGTCGAACGTGACCGACCCGCCGCCGCTTACCGTCTCATTGCTCTGCGGTACACCATCGCAGATCACATTGAGCGACTTGCCGATGTGCGGCAGGCTCGATGCACTCGCTGCAGCCCCGCCGGTAAACGCGCAATCCGTGAACAGGCTGTCGCTGAACATCTCGACGAACCAGCGATCAACCGAGTTAAAGGTTCTTTTCGTCACCACATAAATCGTGCTGACATCAACACCGACATCGACGAACCGACCGTCTGTCGTGAACTCGCTCGGGCTGGTGATCTGCTGGGACCGCATCACGCTGTAGACCGCCAGGCTCCCGTCCGAGTCATTCGTCAGCATCAGCAGGTCGCCCTCATCCGTCGAGGTGGCCTTCCGCAGCGCGATCCGCTTAGGAGTCTTCAGCAAGTGACCGGACAACAGGCTGATCCGCTCGGTGATGTAGGTCAGCTGCGAGTCGCTAAACCTGAACTCATTGAGCGACTTGCCGAGCCGCTGCACATAGACCGACCCGGACTCGAGCGGCTGCACCCGCGTCCCGGCCTCGATGCCGTTCCTGCTCACGTTCTTGAACGTGAACGTCAGCGGCGTGACCGGATCGGTCCCCTGCTGCGGGATATAGAACTCGCCGCCGCTGGTGAACACCTGCAGGTCGCGCCCGCTGATGATGTCGGTGATGACGTTCAGGTCATTGGTGTCGAGGGTCGCTTCAATTGCATCGTCGTCCAAAGACTCGGCAGGCACAAAGTCGAAGAACAGTCCGATCTTCGATCCCCAGATGGTGCTGGGCCTGCTCTTTGATCCACCGAAATAGAGTCGGCCCTCGTGGAAGGTCACCGTCCTCGGCCATCCCCTGCTTGCACTCCATACGTCCTCGTATCCTGACTCGATCTCCCAGTTGCCAGCAGCGATCACGCTGGTCGAGAAGAAGGGATATTCCACAATTGCATTCACCACCGTCGAGCTGACGTACTGCACGATCTTCGCTCGGCCCTGCGGTGATACGTTGATGTACTGATCGACCGACAACGATGACCAGGTAGTCACCGCATAGGTCGATGTGCCGTTTGGTGCAGTCGCCCATGCAGGCGAAACCGTTGCAACCTTCGTCGATCCCACATAGTCGCTGATCAGGCGCACTTGGCCAGACCCCGTTCCTCCGGTGATCGTGACATACATGCCCGAATAGATGTCGTCTGTCGCGCTGGATGACGCCTTCAGCGTGATCGTTGTGCTTGATCCGGCCTGCGCCGTGCCGCTGTCGTGATGCGTTGTCGATGCGGTCAGAGTTACATTCCCGCTGACCGCCGAGGGTGTCAACGTCGATCCGATATTCGTGAAGGTCTGCAGGGTGTAAGCGTATTTGGTGATGCTGTCGAAGGTAATCGTGCTGGCGGTCCATGTCGCATCGGTCGCGCCTCGCACAATCCGCACAGGCTGCAGATCCGGGTGGACAACGATCAGCGTGTCAGCGCTTTGCGTCCAGCAGAGATTCGCCAGCAGCGATGACCCGATCGTCGTCGTCAGGTAGTCGTTCCCGCTGCCGTTGATATTGGCCACCACCGCGCCGTTCTTGATGACGTACATGCGGTTGTGCGTGAAGCACAGCATGTAGCTGTCTGCCACGCTGAACTGGAACGGCACCAAGCGCACACCGTTCCCGGCAGACTCGGTGCCGGTGTACGGAAGCGCCAGAGTATGCTTCAGCCCCGGCCTGCGCCGCATCCCGCCCTGCGGCTGAATCAGCACATTCGTCGCTTTGGCCAGCGCATTGTTGTACGCCTGCAGGTCGATCCTGGCCCGCATCAGCGGGTCCAGCTCGCCCGTCGAAAAGTTGGTCTGCTGATCGACAAACCGCGGCATCAGAACCTCACCGCAATCAGCGAGTAATCCTCGATCACCCTCGTCGGGTTGCCCTGCGAATCCATCTGGCAAGCCTGCCTGAAGTACCCGCCGCGCATGTTCTCTGCCGGATCGCCAAGCGCTACACGTTGCCACCGCGCAGCCTTGTCGCCCTGCTCGGTGATCGCCTCGGCAATGTGCCAGGCCAGCTGATACTTCAACAGCTGGACGAAGTATTGCGGCATCGCAAATTCCGGCACCGAATACTGGTAGTCGATGAAGACTGTCGGAAGGTTCGTCAGAACCTGATCGCCCTGGATCTCCCACTCTTTGCGAACGGGACTGCCGATTGCAGCCGACTCGTAGAGCGCAATCGGGTTGCCGAGCCTGTCACCCGGTAATTGGTAGGCATAACGCCAGAAGCTGCCCGGTGCGGTGACCAGCTGCGCCAAGCCGGTCTTCTTCATCGAGAAGCTCCAGCGGTACATGCTCAAGGTCATGTCGCGCACATCGGGATAGAGACGGTCGCAGACAGACGATTCATCGGTGCCATCGTTGAACGATGAGATCGCCTTCGCGCCCAGCAGAATCAGCGCATCAGAACTGATCGAAACCCCGGTGTCGCCCGCTGCCATGTCATTCCCTCAATGTGAGAAAGGCCAGCCTCCAATTACTCAGAAGCTGGCCCTCTTGCATCAGATCCGGTTAGTCCGTATCGGTGTTCGACAGGGTGGTCCCGTCAGTCACATCCACAACACCGGATGCGTTGCTGACAACGTAGACCAGCGTGACAACCGCGGTGGTCCCGGTCGAGGTGACGCAGTGAATGATGTCGCCCACCTCGAGCAAACTCGACAGGCTATTGAAATAACCCGAGGTGTTGACATCGGCGATTGCGTCGGCCGTTTTGTAAGCGTACATCGAGGGCGCGTTGCCACGCTTGCTCGCGCTATACGCGGTGAACCCATCTGCAGCGTATGCCATTGCAGTAATCTCCTATCAAGCCGCAGCCGCGGTGTCGCGGGCGGTGATCTTGACGATACCCTCGGCATCGATCGCAACCGAACCCGCCGAGAACAGAGCATTGACCAGCCAGCTCGTCTTCTCGGGAATGTAGTTGATCTCGGTGCGAGGAGCGATTCCCTCGGCATACCCAATGGCATCACGGTGGAACGCAAAGAGCGTCCGATCCGACGATCCATCGATTGGCAGGCCACCCTCAGTCCGATCGCCCAAGACATGGAACGTGAATCCCATGAACTGGTTGATCTCACCCTGCACCAGCGCCTTCACCGTATTGAAGTCAGAACTCGTCACCGAGGTCTGCTCCAGCATCGAAGCCAGCGAGTTTGCGTGGATGATGATGTTCCGACCTTCAGCCGGGACGTTCTTGGTGTTGAGGATCTTCGCGGCTTCGCGCAACTTGGAGATGTTCATATTGGTGTTCGAGCCACCAATTGAGTTCGCCACCGTGCCGGTGCCAGACGCAGCATTCAGCGCATCGAGGATCATCTGATCCTGGCGGCGACCGATTGCAGAGCCGACCACCTGGGCCAGCTCTTGACGCTCGTCAAAGTTGACCTTTTGCTGCGAGAACACATCCGAATATTCGGCAGCGTTAAAGTCGCTCAACGTGCAGGTGACGGTCGAGAATCCGACGTTCATCGGGGTGACATCGGTCTGAGTCACGCGAGCCGTAGCCACGCCGCGACCGACTTTCGGGAATTTGACGGTTGAGCCTTCGACACCTCGACGCTGACGAACCGCACCCACCAGCATTGCTTTGCCCTGGTAGGCTTGTTTCACCTCAGCATCGAACAGAGTCACAAAGGCGTTTGAAAGAGAAACGCTCATTTGATTACCTCATTCGGTTGATGATCAGGGTTGTCGCGCTGGTGAGCCGCTACTGCGGGCCTCGCTTGCTGATTACGGTCAGCCACTCGTCGGATTCATCCGCTGTTAGGGTCGAGACATTGCATCCCGATATGCCTTACCTATCAAGATAACCGAAACGATATCGCATTGCAAGCAGACAAAAAAACACCCGGACTGAGCCGGGTGCAACCCGCGCTGAGCGGGCAGGAGGAGACACGAACCAACAGCAGTATTATTGCACAACCGCAGCGAACAGTCGCTCGACCTTCTGCCGGTAGGCAGCATCGGTCTTGTAACGCGGATCGCCGACCATCTGATACAGCTCTTCCTTGCTCGGGGCGTTCTCCATCGGCATCGACTGAATCGGCACCCGGCCCTCGTAAGTCTCGCGGAGCTTCATCATCATCCGCAGACCTGCAGCGGTGCCGTTGGCGATCTTGAACTCTTCCCAATCATTATTTGAGAAGATCCCCTTCTTGACCATGCCGCGGCCCCACTCGGCCATGCCATTGACCATAGCCTGGCCATTCGGCCCCAGCTTCTTCAGCTCGGTGCCGGGATCAACGATATCGCCTGACATCGTGTCCTTCGCCCGTTCCTGCAGCTGCACCACCAGGTCGTCGAATGATGCCTGGCTGAGTCCGTTTTCCTTCGCCCAGCTGGTCAGCACCTCGGCCATCGGGTTGTCGGAAGCGGCTTCGCCGAACTTGCTCAGATCGTACTTTCCATCAGACGGTGCGTTGTGCGCCCCCTTGCTGATCTTCGCTCGCAGATCCCGCCAAGACTTGGCGATGCCCTCGAGATCCGGTTCGTTGTCGTCCTTCTTCCAGAAGTTCTCCGGCCAATAGTCCGGTCGCTGCAGCGGTTCGTCATCCGTTGACGATGCGGCAGCAGCTGGCGCAGCCTCCTTGTGGCTGATCTCTGTCCTGCTCGGTTCAGCAGGCGCTGCTTCGGGTGCTGCTGCATCGAGTAGGCTGGCGCTGCCAGGCTCGTTTGCTTGCTCGCTCATAGTTTCCTTGCTCGTTGAATCCGCGCAATCAATCCCCGGATCACATCCCGCTGACCTTCAGCGAAGTATGCGAACGATGGATCAGTACCGGGCGCGGCGACCGGCACATCGACGAAGGTGGCCTTCAGCGCCATAAGCAGCTTCTGGCCATCCTCAGTTCCAAATACCCGCATGGTCAACCTGTCGAGGTCGTCCCTGCTCTGCTGGACATCGCGCACATCCAGCGTGATTGCATCGAGTTCGTCCCAACTCATACCGCAACGCTTCCAGCCATGTCAGTCTGCGACATCACCCACGCATAGCACTTGTCGAGGAACGCTGCACCCTGCTGCGCCTCGATGTCATCAAGCGGAGTGTGATAACGCCTGAAATCAACCTCTCGCGTGTCGTCCTCGGGTGTGGCCGTGCCATACCCAGCGATGTCGATCATCACCGAGAACTTAGCACCACCGTCTCTCTGCCGAGAGATCGAAGCAGTCACGATGCGGAAGTATGCCCCGGCAAACGGAATGCCGTACTGAGATTGCGTGAGGTCGATTTGGATTGCCATGATCTGTCCTTATGCGTAGGTCAATTCGCTGGTCTGGATCGTCGCCACCCAGCGGATGTTAGTCGCTGCTGCGCCGGTCGCCGTTACAGCCAGACCACCGTTTGTCGTGTCTGCTGACAAAGCCAGCGTCCAACCCGGTACGTTGCTGATTGCCGTGACCGTCGATGCGACCAGCGTAGTCGTGCCTGCGGTCGCTTCACGCCGGATCAGACCCTCCACCTTCCACGCTGCGGATGCCGTGCCGCCAGACGCTTGCCGACGCGCTACTACCGTGCCGGTGAATGCGTAGGCTGAGTTATTGGGAAGGATGACTTGGTCATCTGTTCCGGGCGCGGAGTTGTCTGTTGTTAAAACAGTTGCGGTTGCGTCTGTTGTTGCTCGACGAAGTACAAATGTGCCGGTTTGTGCATCACCAGACGAAGCAAACGTGCCCTGACCATATGCGTATTTACCAATAATTGCTGACAATGCGCCAAAACCAATTGCACAAGCAGTCCCCTGTGTCGCACTAGCAACATTTCCAATAGCAATACTTGAACTGCCCGATGCAGTTGTTGCTCTTCCTATGGATACACTAGATGAATTTGATGCGGTTGCATTGTTTCCAAGTACAGTAGACTCTAACCCTGTAGCACTTACGTTGTACCCGACAGCAACTGATGCCTGCCCACTTGCTATAGTTGCTCTTCCTAAAGCAACGCTATAGGTATTATTTGAGTTTGCAAGCGTGCCAATCGCAATACTATTTGTCCCCCGCGCACCATAACTGCTCGTATTATTCGCCACCGCAGCAGCGAACGAATCCCCGCCTGATGCGTAGGAACCACCGAGCGCCATTGCGCCACCGCCGGTTATTGCATACGCTCCCTGGCCTCCGCTGTTGTTACCAAACGCTGATGTGTATGCGGATCGAGCGTTTGATCCTTGCCCCATTGCTGATGCATTTGTGCTAATTGCAACAGCGGAATTCCCTATTGCAATTGAATCTGATCCTGATGCAGATGCTGCAGCACCAATTGCCGTTGTTCTATCACCACTAGCCGTAGCCCTTGATACTCCGGTTTGCCCGCTTTGAGCAAAAAACAGCATTGCTTTTTTGTCGCCAGTAAGCCAGTTAGTTCCGCTGCAAACAATTTGAGTGCCTTCAAAAGGACGGAGAATAATTGTCGTAGATCCATCAATCGTTTCGCTGCCAGCAGGATCAATGGTGATTGCACCAGTCCCAGTATTCCACACCCAGCAGTTAAACCCACTCCCCAGCGTAGCCGCTGCGGTCAGGCTTACCGTAAACGTGCCTGACGTACAATTGATGATCGTACCGAGGTCGCCAGCGACAACGGTATAAGCGCCCGTCTTGTTGCTGATCGTGATCGGAGACGCACCACCTGCCGCCGCAGCCCACTTCACGCCAGCAGCCACGCTGCTGTCAGCGGTCAGAACATGAGTATCCGTTCCAACTGGCAGACGAATATCTGTTGTCCCATTGTGAACAATCAGATCTCCCTTCGATGTCGTCGGAGCAAGAGCATCGAACGCCGCCCCTTGTGTCGTCTGTCCAGTGCCACCATTTGAAATCGGAACCGTCCCAGACTGAGCCAACACCTGAACCGTCCCGCCGCTGTCCTTGAAGTACAGTTTCCCGTCAGCGGTGTTGACCACCACCTCGCCAGCAGACAGGCTAAGAGCAGTCGGAACCGATCCGGGTGTGCTGCTGTTTCTAAGCTGGATCGTGGTGCTGTTGCCAGACAGCATCCCCCATTCTGGCGTTGTCGCGCCAGCTTGCAAGACTTGCCCTGGAGCGCCAATACCCAACTTTGCCAGCGTTGTGCTTGCGCTCGCATAGAGCAGATCGCCTACCGCGTAGGACGCAATGCCTGTCCCGCC